TTTTTTTCTCCTTGCGCCAATTAGAATCATACTTAATTTTATGGGGTTTTACAATAGGGGGTAAAATAATATGTCAATTTATAAAATTGCCAAGGCAATACTGCTAATTTCTTTGACTGCATTCATTGGTGCAGCTTGCTGTAATAAAGGCAACATTCCAAGCATACGATATACACGAGCTGTACCAGCTGACGAAGCTACGGTCTTTGTGAAACAACAAATTTTTATCGATGGCACTCCACTCCCAATGGTTTTTACCGGTACAGGGTTCGGCATATACCATAAATTGAATTATACATATGTTCTAACAGCTGGACATATATGCACTGGCCTTACAAAGCACCCTCTGTCTAATGAGGAACCACCGGAGCACACTAGCGTTTTTACACTAATCGACAGATCTGGTAATGAGTATTTAGCTCAAGTTCATGCGATCAGCGACCAATATGACGTTTGTCTGCTAAAGACTGACAATAGAATGAGAATTACAAAGCTAGCAAAAAACAGCCCGGAACCAGGCGACCGAGTACACTACAGTGGTTACCCAACCGGCATGTACATTCCTAACGGGATGAACTATTTTGATGGTAGGTTTTCCGGTAGAAGCAACAACGGGGATCATCTTTACACCATCCCGGTTACTTCAGGTGCCTCAGGGTCCCCCGTGTTCAATGAAGATGGTGAAGTGGTTGGCCTAATATCTGCAGTGTTGGTGGAATTCCATCATCTATCGATAGCGGTAGGTAGAGAAAACATTTTAGAGTTTATCGTTTCTACGAAAGAATGAAACAACATTCAGGCCTTCTTCTGTTATAGAAATAAGTCCTAGGTGGCTAACTATAAGTCTTTCTTTTTCTAGAAGATAGAGTAATTCGGCCTTAACGGTTTCAGACACACTTATGTCTTTAATTAAGCAAGGCCCAGAATATTCCAATTCTTCTAAGATAATCAATTTTATTCTATTAGTTATCATTCAACAACAGCGCCCAGTATTTTCCTTAAGTCATCTTTTGAATATTTGTTAATATCGATAGGAAGAGCATGCCGAGCACCCCAAGTGTAGCCTTGTTCAATAGTATCATGCAAGATCATTCGAAAATCTTTCACAGCCTCGCTTTTCATTTCATCGTTAATGCAATTTTTTAGATATGCCTCGATCTTAAGCCGAGCTTCGAACACTGACATATTACCTCCTATTTTTTATCGCTAGTCTGTGGTTTCATCTGAATAAGAAAGTCTCTGTTAGACTTCCTAAATTGCAGCGATCCTCCCGGGACAATAACCCAACCACGTTTAATACGGTTAGCTCCCTTAGGGTCCGGTGCGTAGCCGTCCGTCAAGACAAGGTATCCATCAAACCGACCCTTGTTTTTGTTAGCGTGCTCTTGGACACAACGGAAATCTGTACCGCCACAACGGGTCCGCTCGAGTTGAACTCGTCTGCCCTTTTTCAGAGCGCGCTCGGACTTTTCGTCAACAGAGGTGTCGAAGTTGAAGAGTGTAAATTCGACTCTTTTTGCTAAGCCACCCAACTCACCAGCCAGCAAGTCAAGGTCCGAGTCAGACACAGACCCAGATTGGTCAAGATATACAGCGATGTTTGCTTTGTAATCTCGGAAAGCTCCGGGATGGATACCCGCGTACTTTCGGTTAATACGCCTGATAGAAGAAGCTCTATCCGCTCGGCGGGTCATGCCGCAGAACTGCTTAAGAACTGATTGCCACGGGATTTCGTTAGATATCATTTCCCGAAGCGTTGCTCTCATATCTGAACCAACAGAGCCCCAGGAATTCTTATTATCACAATCTTTAACGGCTCGTTCTAAAGCTTGCTTAATTTGTCCATTAAGCTGCTCTCTCTGCTCGTCAGTCAATTGGTCCCACCCCTCGTGACTATCCATACCATCACCCTGTGAGCCTGGAACGAGAGTAACTGGGTTTCCATCTTTGTCAACGAGGTTACCGTCTTCATCAATTTTAACATCCCCATCAGCCATAGCTTGCGCTAACGACTTACCTTGCATAGCTTCGCCCGACTCTATAGCTTCTTTGACCTCGGGGTCCTTCATCAATTCAGCGAAGTACCATTCAGAATGCTTTTCTTTTGGAAAAGAAGCAATTTTCTTGCTAACCATTCCATAACGCTCAGCTGCTTTTTCACCCATCTGAGCAATTTGTTCGGCCGTCAAAGGCTTAAAGGCTTTTCCGGGGATAAGCCCGCCTTCTGGAAGTTCCGCCTCGTCAATCAAAGAGTTAATTGCAAGGTCAGTGGCATAATTCCAAATGATGTGTGGCTCATGTCGCCGCGTGGTGGTGTGTTCAAATACCAAGTGGTAACACTCGTGCTTGATTAGCCCTTTCACTTCAATGGCTTTAAGCCCAGCAAGGAAATTAGGGTTCCACCAAAACCGGATATCCCCATCTTTAGCTAAAACGCCAGCTGTAGGAATTTCTTCAGTTCTGATTTTTTCAATCCCGCGGAGGACGCTAGCAAAGAATGGCTCGTCCCACATCAATCTAATGAGATGTGGTGCCAAGTCAAAAGCAGCTGCTTCTTCCTTAGTAACTTTCCTTGCAATCTGTGCGTTGTTTGCTGTGGTTTCGGTCTTACCCATGGGAACTCCTATTGGTTTGTTTCTTCTTACATATATAATGTATCTTATTCTAGCGTCTTCTTAAGATATTCTGGAATTAACATAATAGTATGTATGGTGGAGGGGGACCCCCCCCACCGTGTAGCTTACTTCTTGTCAAGGTTCCTAGACGCCTGAACAGCTTTGACAATGTCTTGTCCTAGAAGCTTGTGCATCTTTTGAATGTTCTTGATATTTCCGCTAGCAGATATTTTGTTCCAAAGAACAACCATCATTTCGCCAGAGATTGCTCGAGCAAACTTTTCAACGTTCTTACATTGCTTTAGAGTCCAATCATTCTCACCAGCTGAAGCTCCAAGCTTATCAATAACTCCGTTTAGTTGAGAGTTTGAAACCTTCTTGATATCACTAGCCTTAAGCTTGCCATCCATGACATCATCAGCTGTGATTTGGGTTTCATATTCCTTAACAAACGCTGTACAAGCAATCGCGGCTTCAACTCCGACCATTCCAAGCAGTAGTGCATACATACCTTCTGGGATGTCTTTTCCAGCACAATCACTCGGCGCCATCTGCATATGAACTAAAGCTTCATTTGCACGGTGCCAAGAAGCAGGGTTCGGGCAAACCGTACCAGGCTCAATAGAACCCGGGTCGACTCGAAGGTGAGCAGGATTCTGACGGATGAAGTCAACAAGAACATCATCAATATCATTTTCTACAGCCCAACTAATCCAATCACTTGAAGAAGGGTCAACATCAGCAACCCAGAACCTACGCAGAAGTGCAGGGTCCATTTCATTGACGTCATACTCAGAGCCATGATTAACAGCAGCAATCACGCGGGTGTCAGGGTGCAGGCGATAAGGTACTCCGTTCTTGTCGTTGCCAAGCTCTCGGTCAAGAACAAGCTGGAAGAAAGATTGTTGAACACCAGGAAGTGATCGGTTCAATTCGTCAAGCATAAGAACCACAGGTTCATTACAGGCACGAACAAACCAAGCCGGCATACAGAATGTCATTACTCCATTTTCCTTCATACCGTCGAGGTCTGGGTAACCACCAACATCACCTTCTGACATTGTAGACCCGCGGACGTCGATAAACGGAAGAGAATGCTCATCAGCAATCTGACGAGCGAGCCAAGATTTACCGACCCCAGTCGGCCCCCGCATAAGAATAGCGATATGAGCTGGGAGTTTAGGGGCTACGATTTTGAAAGTTGCGATATCCATGATTTTTCCTTGGAGTGTGGTTGGTTTTTAAAGTAAGCTTTTGTTTTGTTCTTACATATATAATGTATCTTATTCTGAGGTCTTCTTAAGTGTTCCTGGAATTAAGCAATTTAAAAGTTTCTAAGAGAAGAAGCTCTAACAGTAATTAGGCCAGCTGGACCGGTTATATCAATCCAATAATTTTCTTCAACACTTCTCTGAGACTCAGTATCGGCTACACCGATGACTAGGTAAGCTTCCGTGTCTGCTGCTCCATATCTACCCGCATGTCTCCGAGTAATCCTGACTAACTGTCCAGGAGCAAAATTATACGTCACCTTCGTTTTAGATCTTTTAGGACTAACTTCCTCTGAAGCAGTGCGGCGTTCAGCTTTACGCTGGCCTTTTCGTTGGAGACGCTCTTGGGCTTCCTCGTTACCTTCTTTTGCAGCTTCTTTAATTTGCTGCCTAGCCTTTTTGAGTGCTGATCTATTAATTCTTGACACGACTATCTCCTTTGATTGGTTTCTTCTTACATATATAATGTAACTTACTGAAAGATAATCTTAACATTTTTTGGAATTTAGATCCAATCAAAATTCCCGTCTGAATCGCTGTCATCCTCCGGGGGCTCCGGTTTTACCGGTTGAACAGTGGTCTTCTTGTCGGTTGGTTCATTAGGGGTAGCTGGAGGCATGCTTGTGTTCGTATAGAACGTTTTTCCCATTGGCATCCCCGTTATGAAAGACCGATACTGGTCATTTACTTCGTCGCAGACGTCGTGAGGCCTGGAATCTGGGTCACCTAGCCAATCTAAACATTTTGTCCAACCTTTTTCAGACCACTGCGAAACTTCGCAGGATATAGCTGGTCCGTGAGCACCCATGGCTTCTTCAAAGGCAGCCATATCTGCTTCCGAAAGCCCACCATCTTGGAACATATAGCTTTGATCGGACTTTGAATACCTGATCCTGTACCTACCAACCTTATCAACCCCGTCAGTGGCTTTAATTTTATATCCCCACACCTGTTCGAACATCATGTTGTTCGAGTCAAATTCGGTTATGTTCATGAATAGCTTAACGCGTTTAAATACTGCCATAATAATCTCCCATAGGCTTCACTATTAAATAATAAACGGTAGCATAGCAGATTTACAATTAAGAATTTAAAATTAAGCCTCTTATGTATAGTCTTAATCGTGCTTCATTAACTATTTTATTCTTTATGGCACTAACCTGGGCCTTAGCATAATGATGCGCCATGGCTTCGTCCGGGAATACATGCGTTGGCAAAGAATACTCCGGATGACTCAAGCACTTGATCTTAACTTCCCACCCAGAATCATTAATTAATGGGTGCGTCTCAACGTCAATGTTCGAATCGTAATCAAACGATATAGGTCCATTGTCTAGAGTTTGGTAATTTCTTCCTATTTCTTCTTTAATCTTTCGCATCGATTTTTGCACCTATCCATAATGATAAGCTAGCCTGCTCAACATGGGAGTTTAATAGTTTATGTGGAATTTCCCATTTTAATGGCAATTCTTCTTTTGGTTTTGAGATCGCAATCGTCTGAGATGGTTGCTGGTTTTGGGTTATGCATGGTACGACACTGCAGTCCATCTGTTGCTGCTGCTGCGGGTATACAGTGGTATCAGTATTCACCTCTTGCTGTTTTACCCAAGTTGTTTTTAGGTTAGACGTTTTCTCACCTCGGGCTACAATCTGTAATTCGGGATTATACAAGAACATTTCTACGACCACTTGGTGCTTATCAACAGTAACGTGGGTTTCTAAAAGATAGTGGTTATTCTGATAAGAACACTTCTTAGCGTTTAGTCTGTAATTACAATTATCCCCCCAAGCATAATCTATCGTATCTTCATTATATACCATGAACCCTTTCGGGAAAACTAGTTTGACAGGAGCATACCCGCCTCGGCCGTTCCATGCTAAAGCATGCCGACTGTGCATACTAGCGAAACCAAAAACAGAATATTCACCAATGACAGCTTCAATTTCCGTTGCTTCATTTCTAATTTGGATAGGTGATACATATAGTTCAAGCTCTCTATGAGCCAGTACAGTGATCGATGCTGTAGACTCTTCAGCAAAAGATAGCCCTAGACACCCTAACAAAAATAAAAACATTTTACCCTCTACTTTTATTAATAAGTATGAGGTAAATGTAAATAAGGGAATAAAAGAGGGGGTGAGTTCCAACCACAAAACTCACCCCCTCAGGATCGACGAACTTAAATAGCGTTTAGTCTACACTAATCGATCTCACCGTATGTCGTTTATTGTCGACAGGGATATTGATTAGCAGAATACCGGCCTCATATCTGGCCGATATACTATTAAAGTTAGCATTTTCTGGAAGTTGCCATTGGCGAGTAAAGCTTTTAAACATGTACTCCTGACTAACTACTTTTCTCTTATAGTTGTCTGAATCTTCCGTGCCGACCCGCACGATTAGAGCACTATCATCAATTGACAATTCGAACTCGTCACGTGTAAAGCCAGGAGCAGCCAATTCAATGCTGTAACCATTCTCGTGTTTCAATACATTCGCTCGAGGGACAGTCATATGATCTGGCTTGTTATCCTGACTAAGAAAGTTGTCTTCAAATAGTCTTTGAAAATTTGAGTTTGTAGATAAAAGATTATCACTAAAATTTCTCTTGACTATGAACATTGAAAACTCCTTAAATTAAACCAACATTTTTTATTGGTACTTACATAATAAACCGAATTTAAGTGGTGTACAAAAAATAGTTAATTCTTCTGGAATTTCTTTCTGTTTATGTTCTCTTCTACCCAAGTTAACCAGGCTTCTAGAATGATATCACTTTCCTCTTCAGATATAGAGCCATTCTTTGCGTAACCATCTAAAAAATCTTTAAAATTATTTTCAAGCTCGAGCAAGGATTTAGAATTTTGTAGATACCCACGTACATGAGCTGGGATCTCTTCTGGCTTTAAAAGATATTTCGCTGCTCTAGAGTCTACATCATCTGGACTGGCAATAAACTGCCAGTATTCTTCCCCTCTGTTGTAAGCGCCCCCTAGCTGATCAACTGCCTGACCTTGGCTGACATGTTCTAATTCGTGTCTAATTGAATTCGCTATTTCATTTCTAACTAAACCATAAGACTGCTTTGGTAAATTGGGAATAGTTTCGATAGCTAAATGAATACCAAAATTTGACATACCCGTCATCGGCTTGTCACTTGCAGAAACATTAAAGTCGAAGCCACTATCGCTTCTCTCCGAAAACTTATCAACTTCAACAGTGACAAAGACAATCGATCCCATGTCTTCATCATACATATCTCCGTCTATAGTAGATGGATCGATAGCAATTGGAAAATTTCCTGCTGAAAATTCATATATTTCTGAATTTTCCAAGTCCGCGTCGATCAATAGCTCATCATCACTAATCTTGGCGACCGAACTAGGGGGCCTGTCATGGAATATGTCCATCACTGTTTTCGTTATCTGGTTTGTAAAAGCATGAAGGCGTTTGTCCTGCGTCTTATTCTCAATCACTAGTCTTACATATTTTCTTATGATGGAATCTACCAATTCCTGCTTTCCACTAGGTAGAATACAAATTCCCTGGTAAACTATACTTTCTCCCAGCTCTTCATTATACGCTTCTACAACGTCTTTAAGCATTGTAATATTTTTCCTACAATCCTCATATACCATCACGGTGTCATACTTTCCAGACACCAATTTATTGGTTAGCCAAGTCGCTTTCCCTTCCGACCCGGATGTCGCAACCACCTCAGGCACTGTAACACCCATAGAAGCCAGAAAATCATTGACCGGTTCAGATACGGATCTGGCAGTTACAACAAACACATTACTTATCCCATGCTCACTTATCGCAGATTCCATTTCTTGAACGGTGTCTTCAATTAGTGTGCCGGAGGCTTCCGTGAATTCCGAGAAATCAAGGCTATCTCCAGGCTCAGCTCTATATTTAGCAAATTCCCTACTATCTAATCTATCAATGTCTCCATTTACACGGATGACCCTTACATGACTATCTGTCATTGCTAGAGTATCGTCAAAATCAAAAATATACAGTTTCATAATCTATAGGACCGGGCTACTTTATTTCGTTAACAGAGTCATGCATTTCTTTATCAAAGTCAGTTCGTAGCCTAATTAACGGATTAAAGCTTGCAGATTTTCTTTCTAGTACGAGAGACCCTTCGGGCTTAACCAACATACCATCAATCTCAATGCCTTCAAAGTCAATCTCTGTTTTTGCTTTATAGACAACTTCTCGGTTACCTACTACAGGATCATCAGCATAACTAGGGTTTAATAAAAATAGTGCCATGTATAACATTGTTCTTTCCTTTTATCTTATTAGCAAAATGCAAATTTTATAATAATAAATATGCCCTAAGACTGTTTCGACAAGCCAGCTACGGTTATTTCCGAAATGGCTTGCAAACTTTCCAAGAGAATAATTGTCACAGGGTTCCTGGCTTGTACGTCTTTCATTTTATGGATAGCTGCTGGAGTCCAATAACCTTTCACCTCTATATATACGTCTTGGTCTGGAAGATAGAAATCCGGTATATAGTTTCGCTTTCTTCGGCCTCTTGTGACATAGCCTAATTTAATGCCTAGGTCTCTCTGCCACTTGATACCGAGCTCATCTAGTCGTTGAGCACACGCAACTTCCCACGTACTATCCATTGACACTATCGAACCGTCCAGACATGTATAGTCTGATCTCTTGCTCCATAGCTTTCTCTTCTTATACCTTCTGCGTCTTTTTTTCTTGGGTGGCATGCAATTAAATATACTCTAGCGTGGGATAGGTAAATTATAGCGGGGTAATAGTTAATGTAGCCCAATCAATTATGGCATAAGGCGTATATGAATCTTCAACTGTGATCGGCTTCGTGTCTGTCCATACAAGAGATCCATTCAAATAGACGTTGACAGTAGCATCATTGGTACCGGAATATACTGATCCTGGGTAGTCATGCACGTAAATAGTATATACTCCATCAGTCTGCGGCGCCAGGATGTTAATGTTTTCTGGGCCGGTACCTGGGATATCATCAATATCTAAACTTGGGTTATCTTCCGCGACTGCTGGAATTCCCCAATCTAGGTTAATCCAAGCACAGTTTGCATAATAACAATCCAGGTCACTCAGCAGCGTTCCACCAGGGGCAAGTAAATGCAGATCCAAATCATCTCCGGAATGCTGCCAAAACAGTTCTACCCACAGGTTCTGCGCAGGGATTGCTTCAAGTGAAACCCTACAGGTGTCAGTTAAACCTAGGTCGTTTGTTACAGTTAATTGTCCAACATACTCACCAGCCAGATCCGCATAGAAACCTGAGATATAAATACCCGAATTATACGGTAACGTGGCCGCTGACCCTTCTGGCAATTCGACAAGTTCCCAATAATGTAAAACAATGGGGTTACCATCCGGATCGTAAGAACCTGAACCATCGAACACTGCTGGAGTAAACGGTGGCGTTACTGGATTAGGAGCTACACTACAAACTGCAATTGGCGCCGATTCGTCTACCGGTAGATCACCAGAATCAGCGGCGTCTGTGTCATTTTGAGTATCAGCTGTATCTGCGATAGGATCTTCTATTTCTTCCGTAATATCAATTGGGTTTTTAGGGCCGGCTAGTTGATATTCAGAGCACGAAAGTAGTAAAGAGAGAAAAGACAAATGGAAAAACATAAATTACCTCACGTTATAAATATCGTCTGTTTCTAGATGCCTTAGGCTAATTTGGATATCCTAGTGCTGCGATATATCTGAAAGCTTTTTATCAGTTATGACATTCTGCGAGTCAGGATGAAAAACCATCATGTATGCTCCGTCACAAATCTTTGTAACCGCCAGGACGCCGTGCACTCGATCTTCTTGTTTGCTTAAGTAGAAGTATCTGAGGTGCATCGCGGGTACGTGCTCATATTTGGCGGTC